CTATGGATTACAACCATTCAAGATGTATCCATTTCAGGAGAAGTTAATTCAAAACTTCCATGACAATAGATTTAATATCTGTAAGATGCCTCGTCAGACAGGTAAGTCAACTACCTGCGTATCCTATCTTCTTCATTATGCAGTTTTTAACGACAACGTAAATATTGCAATTCTTGCAAACAAAGCATCAACTGCAAGAGATTTGCTTTCAAGATTACAACTGGCATATGAGAATCTTCCTAAGTGGATGCAGCAGGGTATTTTATCGTGGAATAAAGGTTCTCTAGAATTGGAGAACGGATCTAAAATTCTTGCGGCATCTACATCAGCATCCGCAGTTCGCGGTGGTTCTTATAACGTCATCTTCTTGGACGAATTTGCGTTCATTCCGAATCATATTGCAGATCAATTTTTTGCATCTGTTTATCCTACCATTTCTTCTGGTAAAAGCACGAAGGTTATTATTGTTTCAACGCCTCATGGTATGAATCACTTCTACCGCATGTGGCATGATGCGGAAAGAAGTAAGAATGAATATGTACCAACAGATGTTCATTGGAGTGAAGTTCCAGGTAGGGATGAGCAATGGAAGAAGCAAACTATTGCAAACACATCAGAACAACAATTCAAAGTTGAGTTTGAATGCGAATTCCTTGGATCTGTTGATACACTGATTGCACCATCCAAACTCAGAACCCTCGTATACGACAATCCTAAGACTCGCAGTGCGGGTTTAGATGTTTATGTGGATCCAATTGAGGATCATGACTATTTGATGACTGTGGACGTAGCCAGAGGGGTGGGATGCGACTACTCCGCGTTCGCGGTAGTAGACATAACAGGGTTCCCACATAGGGTAGTTGCAAAGTATAGGAATAATGAAATCAAACCGATGCTTTTTCCAAGCGTCATTTGTGATTTGGCTAAAAGTTATAATAATGCTTATATTTTATGTGAGGTAAATGATGTTGGAGATCAAGTAGCAAGTATTATTCAATATGACTTAGAATATAACAATCTTTTAATGTGTTCTATGAGAGGTAGAGCAGGACAAGTTGTTGGACAAGGATTTTCTGGAAAGAAAACTCAGTTGGGAGTTAAGATGTCCAAAACTGTCAAAAAAATTGGATGCTTAAACCTCAAAACAATGATTGAAGAAGATAAACTATATTTAAATGACTACGAAATTATTAGTGAACTTACAACCTTTATTCAAAAACATAATTCGTTTGAAGCAGAAGAAGGTTGTAATGATGACTTAGCAATGTGCCTTGTGATATATGCATGGTTGGTTGCTCAGGACTATTTTAAAGAACTTACAGATCAAGACGTAAGAAAACGACTTTATGAGGAGCAAAAAAATCAAATTGAACAGGACATGTCTCCATTTGGTTTTCTCTCTGATGGTTTTGAGGAGGAGAGTTTTGTAGATGCAGATGGAGATAGGTGGCATGTTGATGAATATGGCGATATGTCTCACATGTGGAATTACACGACGTAATGGAATTAGACAAACAAATAAAACTTGGACATTTATTACTCAACGACAGAAAATGTAGAATTTGTGGTGAGACAAAAAATTTAATAGACAGTTTTTATCGAACTCGCAAAAACAGAGGTCCTGTTGCATCTTCATATTCCTATGAGTGTAAGTTATGTACAGTAAGGAGAGTAATAGAATCAAGAAAAAATAAATTATTCTCTACTGAATGGCAATATCCAGATTGGTAATGTGTTCACTCCACATTTCCCCTCTGTAAAGTATGTTTTTCATAAATATTTTTTAGATAAACTGAGACTACGGAGAAAAACATGGCGACTCCTCAATTATCTCCCGGTGTAATTACGAGAGAAGTTGATCTTACTGTTGGGAGAGCTGATAATGTTCTAGCAAATGTTGGCGCAATTGCTGGACCCTTTTCAATTGGTCCTGTTGAGCAGGCAATTGATATCACAACAGAACAAGATCTTATCAATACGTTTGGAAAACCAATTTCAACAAATACTCAATATGAGTATTGGATGAGTGCATCTTCATTCTTGAGTTATGGTGGCGTTTTGAAGGTTGTGCGAGCAAATGGATCATCGCTCAATAATGCAAACGCAGGTGTAAGCGTTGCTTCTACAACCATCTCAAAAGTTAAAAATTATGATGACTATAATGCAAATTGGTCATCAGATTCAGTAGCATTTACTTATGCAGCTAAGAATCCAGGAACTTGGGCAAATAATTTAAAAGTTTGTTTTATTGATGATCTTGCGGATCAAATAATTGGTATCAATACAACTAACTTAGCGGCAAACGGTGTTCAAATTGGATATGGTATTACTACTCAAGTAAATGGAACTTTAGCAGGAACTGGAGTAACTTCAACATATCAAGGTTATCTAAAGGGAATTATTACTGGAGTTAGAACCGACGCTACAAATGGCAATAGCACAATTTCCGTAAAAATTGTTTCTAGAGTTTCTGGCGCAGGCACTGAAACTGCAATTAACTATGTTGAACTTAATCCATTAGCATCGTTTGAGTACTCAGATACTTTACATTTTGTCAATAATTCTGGGGTGACTTCCACAACTACAGGAATAGCACAAACTGTAACTGATTGGTATGATAATCAAACTTTAGGACTTACCAACTCAACAATATATTGGAAGCAAATTGCATCAAAGCCAACATCTAACGAATATGTTACGGAAAGAAATGGTAAAAACGATGCAATGCATATAGTTGTTGTTGATGATACTGGAAGTATTACTGGTATTCAAGGAAATATTATTGAAAAACACATTAGTATTTCTAAATCTAGTGACGCAGTATCTGCAGTCAATTCCCCACAAAAAATTTGGTATAAGAATTATCTAGCAAATTTCTCAAATTACGTTTACGCTGGAAGAAATCCTTCATCTAACGACGATACTTATTGGCAAACTTCTCCTGTTGCTACTGGGTTCTCAACAGGATTTACAAAAAATACAACTGCACAAGGACTTTGGGGTCAAAACTCACAAAGCACGGTTTATAGTGCAATTGGTAATGAAACATATACTTTGAGTGGCGGTGTTGATTATTCTGCATCTGGTGGAATGTTAGCAACTCTAGGAGATTTAGTAACAGCATATAACTTGTTCTCAAACAAGGATGAAATTTCTGTTAACTTCTTAATCAATGGACCTGGACTCTCGGTTGAATCAGAGTCCCAAGCAAAAGCAAATCAATTAATTTCAATTGCAGAATCTAGAAAAGATTGCGTTGCAGTTATTTCTCCACATAGAGCAAATGTTGTTGATATTACAAATACATCAACACAAACACTGAATGTTGTTAGATTCTTCAGTCCATTATCCAGTTCTTCGTATGCAGTCTTTGATAGTGGTTATAAGTATACCTATGATAGATTCAACAATCTGTTCAGATATATTCCTTGCAATGGTGATGTTGCTGGATTAATGGTTAGAACTGATATTCAACAGTTCCCATGGTATTCGCCTGCTGGACAATCAAGAGGTGTTCTAAACAATGCTGTTAAACTTGCATATAATCCAAGCAAGTCGCAAAGAGATTCTCTTTATGAAGCAAGAGTCAATTCTATCATCAATCAACCAGGAACTGGAGTTCTATTGTTCGGTGACAAAACTGGAGTAACGTATGCCTCCGCATTTGATAGAATTAATGTAAGGAGATTGTTCTTAACAGTAGAAAAATCTTTGGAGAGCGTTGCACAATCTCAACTCTTTGAGTTTAACGATCAAATTACCAGATCCAACTTTGTTAACATTGTTGAACCATATCTCAGAGATGTTCAGGCGAAGAGAGGTCTTTATGACTTTAGAGTTATTTGCGACGAGTCAAATAATACTCCTGATGTAATTGACAATAATGAATTTAGAGCTGATATTTTCTTAAAACCAAGCAAATCAATTAATTATGTCACATTGACTTTCGTTGCTACCAGAACTGGCATCAGTTTTGAAGAAGTAACCGGAAGAATTTGATTTTTAAATTAATCACACAAGGAGAACTCTAAAATGTCTAATCTCAAAACTATTACTCAATTCAGATCAAAATTAGCAGGTGGCGGTGCTAGACCCAATCTATTTGAAGTTAATATTAATAACTTCAAATTTGCATCATGGGACAATGATACCTTTCAATTTCTTTGTAAGGGAGCCAATCTTCCCGCATCAAACGTAACTCCAATTGAAATTCCTTTCAGAGGAAGAACATTAAAAGTTGCTGGAGATCGTACATTTGATGTTTGGCAGATTACTGTTATTAATGATGAAGATTTTAAATTAAGAACTTCTTTTGAGCAGTGGATGAATGGAATTAATAAGTTGAGCGATGGTAGTGGTGCAACACAACCAAACTCATATATGGCAAATGCTATAGTTAATCAACTTGGCAGAGGATATAATCAGGGACGTAATTCCACAACTAATAGTGGTACTGGAGATGCTAGCGGTGGACGTAGTGGAATTAAACCTTTGAGAACTTATTATTTTGATGGAATTTTTCCAACAAATGTTGGAGCTATCGATCTTTCATATGATAGTGGAGATGCGATTGAAGAATATACTGTCGAATTCCAAGTTCAATACTGGATTGCTGGTTCAGACTCAACGACAGGATCTCCAACAGATCAAACTAACGTTGCAGTTCTCTGATAAATAGTCTAAAGTTCACAATTAATTATGGCACGTTTGTTTGGTTTTTCAATTGAGAACAGTGAGCCACTATCACCAACAATAGTTTCACCCGTTCCTCCTAATAAGGAGGACGAGTCTGACTTTTATTTGACTAGTGGTTTTTTTGGTTCTTATGTTGATATTGAAGGTGTTTATAGAACAGAGTTTGATTTAATTAAGAGATATAGAGAAATGGCACTGCACCCAGAGTGTGATAGTGCCATTGAAGATATTGTAAACGAAGCAATCGTATCAGATTCAAACGACAGTCCCATACAAATTGAACTATCAAACTTAAATGCCAGTGATGGCATTAAGAGAAAAATTAGACAAGAATTTAAATATATCCTAGAACTTCTAGATTTTGATAAAAAATCTCACGAAATTTATAGAAATTGGTACATTGACGGACGTTTATATTATCACAAAGTAATTGATTTTAAAAATCCTCAAGAAGGAATTAAAGAATTAAGATACATTGACGCAATGAAAATGCGTTATGTAAGACAAGCAAAGAAAACAGAATCTGATAAGTACAGGATTTCCAACAAAAATGTTGACAATCCTATGGATTTTGAGTTTCCAGAAATTGAAGAGTATTTTGTTTATAGTCCAAAAATGACTTACCCAACAGGAACTCCTGCTCCTGGTGCATTGGGTGGTTCAAACTCTGGCATTAAAATGACTAGAGATTCAGTTACTTTCTGTACCTCTGGACTTGTAGATAGAAATAAAGGATCAACTCTTTCATATCTTCACAAAGCAATCAAGTCACTCAATCAATTGAGAATGATTGAGGATAGTCTTGTTATCTATAGACTATCAAGAGCACCAGAAAGAAGAATTTTCTACATTGATGTTGGCAATCTTCCTAAAGTTAAGGCAGAACAATATCTTAGAGATGTGATGATGAGATATCGTAACAAACTTGTATATGATGCAAGTACTGGCGAAATTCGTGATGATAAGAAATTCATGAGTATGCTTGAGGATTTCTGGCTTCCACGTAGAGAAGGTGGTAGAGGAACTGAAATCTCTACTCTTCCTGGCGGACAAAATCTTGGAGAAATCACTGATATTGAATACTTCAAGAAGAAACTTTATCGTTCATTGAATGTTCC